TTACTAAACGTAGCGGCAGGAGTGGTGGCAGATGCGTTATTTCTAACGTCTAGTTCCTGAACAGAAATCTCATCGTCCCACCGTATATATCTAACTGAAGTACCGCTAGTAATCTTTACATCATATTCATCCTGATCTGCTTCCGCAAAGGTCCACTTGCCGTCACTGTTAGTAGTAGTAGACGCTTCAACAGTAGTTGTTCCAGTCTCAAGTAGCTGTACCGTTGCTCCGCTTACCGGATCACCGTCATCTTGAAATACATGTCCTGTGAAATTTATATAATCTTGTGGCATAATATCTACTCCCGACTATAATCGCGGTACTGGAGAGCCTCCCCAATCAGCCAGTCCGGGTCTTGTTGTAGTCTATCGTTGTCCAACTTTACCAGTGTTATACCTTGCCCTGCAAGTTGTGCCTTTGCCATAACGTCTGTACCTCTGGTCTCAATCCCACTATGATGGGCATAGAAACTTTCCTCTACCTGCATAGCTAAATTAGGTGGATCAGTAAACATAAACTCTACCTCTGATCCCATGCTAAGTCTTCTTCCGTCTGTACGAGGTTGATAGCTAAAATCTCTACCCGGCTCTTTACCCAGCCCTATAAGGGTTTGGTACACCAGATAGGATGCCTCGCTACCCTGCCATGTACTTGGGATAGTGTCCTGAGTAGTCATATTACATCGCCAGTTACCGGGTCCAACCTATCTATCGGTAAATTAAACATATCAGATTTAGTTACAAACCCGTTAGTCGGGTCTACTTCCCCCTCCTTCCATAGCCTTGCCTCATTTAAATATTCTTTCGGGGGCTTCTGTCCCACCACCCATACTTTTTTAAGGCCAGCATACTGTCTAGGTCCGCCGTGACCGCTCTCTAATCTTTCAAATTCCAAGCTGACAAATATATATAGGTCTGGGCTTTGATGCATACTTGTAGCAGCGATAGAAACGTCATGAGTTCCTATCGGTGCAACCGTACGCCTCTTGGTCTTGACCTCTATTCTTTTCCCGTAGTTAAGGAAATCGTGATTAAAGCTGTCTTCATTCGGGTTAACCCCAAGCCGGGCGGCTACTGCGTACTGCCCCAAGTATCCAGCAAGGCTCCCTCTCCCTTTCGTGATGGAGTTCTTGAGGAGGCCCAGCCTTAAAGCCGAGCCATGCGCCCTTTCAATCATCTCAGGTGTATATGGTATAACTCTTATCACCCTATCCCTCCAGCACCACAGCCCAACACGCCTTATCTCCGTCTGCGGCTGCATCTACATACACTGTTGAAAACTCGATGGAACCACCAGCAGCCTTGAAATCAATCTCTATTTCGTTCCCAGCAGCCAGCTCGTACCCATTTGAACTGGTTACATCGCTGACTCCTAGGTACATCTTATTAGAGTTGCCAGCAAGAGCCTTAACCCTAATCCATAAAACCCTGTTAGTAGTGTTAGATAGCCTCTGCTCGGTTCCTGCTGTAGCCACTGTTGTTGTACCAATATCAAGGATCATGGTTCCACCAAACTTATCGTAGTAAGTCCTCTCTCGTCATAGCCTGAATACTCTATGCCTGTTGCTGAAGTGACATCGACATAGTAGTTTCTGGTTCCTCCTGCATCATCCCTGAAGGTGAACTCTGAAAGTGTATTGCTCTCAATAGCAGATACCAATGCACTACGCAGCCCTCTAGGGTCTTTGCCGTTATATGGTTTATTTAGATCAACCTGAACCTGATGTCCCCACTTAGCTTCTATTTTCTTTCTCCATTCCAGAGTAAGAGAAACTACGTCAGGGGTCTTTTTCTTATAGTTCAGGGTCGAGGTGTTAGTTGTCCTTGCAAGTGATAGCTTAAACTTAATAGCACGGAATGTAGTTCCTACATTAGATGCAGGAGTAGGGAATGTGAACGTAGTAATACCATCTGAAATGATAGTGCTTGACCCAGTAGAATACTCTAAGGTGGTATAGCTTTCCGAATAGTCTGTAGCATACTGCACAGTTACCGTTTCAGTAGAGCTGGTATCCTGACACTCTACTTTTAGCTTGAGTGCCAGCTTGTCTACCTCTGACTGCCCTGCGTTAAACCACGGAGTCTCGTGTACTCCTGATGCTGCATACTCAAAGTCACTTACCCTTGAAGGGTTAATAATATCTACTGGCAGTTTCATATAATAAACATAATCGTTAAATCCAAACCACAGCCGATAGTTCTCGTTGACATCGCTGTAGGCGTTTGACACGTGCATTGAATCTATCTTTCTTCCTGCCGTACTGGCAACCCACTTCGCTTGCCATCCTCTTTCGTCATAGGCAAGTATAGAAGAGTATCCTGTGTCTCCGTCTATAACAGGAGAGCCGTGACCTGATATTGAAGAACCTACCCACTGATAAGGGACGCTATCAGAGCTTGTTACAGTAGGGGAGGTAGTAGCATCAACTCCGACCAGAAACTCATTATGTGTACCTTCTGTCATCATGATGGTTCCCCTGTTGGATTCCGGGACTCCATCGTCCCTGTCTGGTCCCGCAACAGTAAGTATGGCGTTGTTCTGCCCGTTAATATATCTATACACCCCAAGACCGCTAGGGAAATATATACTGTCCCTCCATCTCTGTGTCCCTTTGCCGCCATGAGGATGAAAAGGAAACTCTACCTCAGTCTTGATAAACTTAGCATTAGCAGCGTCATGCGCCCAAAGTCCCTGCTTTGTTCCTACGTAAAGTATAGGCTCTCCACCTGCATCACGAGCTACAAATAAAGATGTAACATATCCAGCAGGGAGAGGTAGTTTTGCATCATTAACATCTGTACCTATTGTTATTGAATACCATAACTGACCGCTATGTGATATACCCCAGAGCCTGTCGTCCCAAGAAGCTAAATATTTAGTATCTGTTGTGTCGCTTGTCCATGCGGCATTATTAGTTCCATCATAACTGGGAACAGAAGCGTAGCTATAACCAGAACCGTTAGTATCATAATGGGCAAACACCAGATAAGTTGTCCCTTTAAGCGTGATATTTAGACTATCAGTTACCTGATCTGGTATGCCTTGCGTATCACTACCGTTTTGTCCTATATAGTTATCTTCTGTACGCCCATCCCACCAGTAATCCTCCGTGTTGTTATATACATACATTTTAGGGGACTCACCGGCAGAGCCATTCCACACAGCGTATATCTTATTATCAAATTCATTTATAGCTGCAATCCCTGCACCGCCCCCTGCCTTAGCAAGCCCGTGTCCTATGGTATCTGTTGCGTTGGCTAGGTTTCCCAGTACAAGGTGGTTTTTATATCTAAGCTGACAGTCAGACCACCAAGCACGATTGATATCTGCACCCTCTTCCATCCTGTCTACGCCAATCCCGCCACGCCAATCGCTCCACGCTATGATGGATGAACGTAACTGAGAGTCTTTAGTGGTATCGCCAATAACAACCTTGGATGGATATATGGATGCAAGTACAGACTGAACTGGCCGGGCAATAGGGAAGTAAGTACCGCCCAGATAAATCTCATTATCCTTGACTACCTTGTTCGCCATTATTCCACCAGCCGTACATTAGTTAGCAGAGGCAGAGACTTCTTAGCTGAGCTTGCTTGCCCAAACCAAAACCCCGCCTGACTCCTTCTTTGATCTGCGTCTGTATTAGGCCCGCCAGACACGGCTGCAAATGCTCTAGCCGTTGCTGCTGCTATAAGATATCTTTCATTAACCTCTGAAGTGTCAGAGTCGGAGCTAAGTAGCACTGGCTTATCGCCGCCTACAATCTTTAGGAGATTGTAGCGGGCGATGCCATGCACATAGTTATCAAATACTACGTCTTTAGCCTCTTTATCTATACGCCAAAGATTTCTTGGTACCTTTACCCACTCTGCTGTATCGTTTTCTACTGCGCTTATATCATCAAGCCATACTGTACATGCACCAAGATCGGAGTCGTACTCAAGGCCAATAGATATAATAGCTGTATCTGTTTCTGGGTTGGATAGCTGCATCCTGACAAACGTCCACGTATCTGCTGATAGAGCAGGGACGTTCAGGGTTTCAATCGGGCTTGCACA